ATTGCCTTATCATTTCTTTTATTTGTTTAACCTGAAGTTCAAAGACTTCAAAAGTCTCTTCTGTATAGTTTCCTTTCTGAATAGCCTTTTCAAGTTTATCAAGTTTCTTGATCCATTCTTTCTGATCTTCGAGTGACTTAATAACTGGCGTGTGCATATTAGCTCCCCACTTATCAAGTGAAGTAACCTCCCAGAGAATACCTTCTTTTATCCGGCGTATCTCTTTACCCTCGATAGTTTCTTGTACAGAATTGACAGTCTCAAAACCATGTGAATGTTCTGTGATTATCCCATCCTCATACATCGCTAAAACATCCCGTCCGACAGTATGACGACCAAGTTTTGAAATGAACCATCCGCCCTTTTCATCTTTGCCGAGTTCCTGAAGTATCCCTGCTGCCTCCCAATGATTAAATAAATGCTTGATACGAGGCATGGCACTTTTCGGTCCACGTTCTGCTATACTTTTATCGTAAGCATCAATAGAGATCATATCATTATCACTGTCAATGGATTTAGCATTAAAGTAATAAGCCTGAATAATACGATCTTTCAGGTTAATATCCTTTATCTCCGTGCATGGTTGCCCGTATTTGTAAAGTTCTTTCATCTGCTTTCTCCATCGTGATAGTCAATCCTGACACGCACTGCCCCCGAAGTATAACCACCGGAAGCTACACCGACCCGCCATTCGGTATCGGAATAGTCTTCAATGATCTCCCTCGTCTTGGCAGTATAGGTATCGTATGTCGTCCAACTCGGATCATTCACAAGACGGAACTGTAAAGAAACCGTCCCTGCGAAAATCCCCGTTATTGACATGTATATCATACCTACCTTGTGATCAGCAGCTTTTACCGATTCCGAGTAATAACCGCCTGCACCCGGAGCTGTGTCAATGATTGCACCCTTATAAGTGTTACCTGATGTTCTCCTGTTTGCCATTGTTTTAAAATTTAAAAATATTCTGAACTAACTACTATCTCATAACCACACCTGCAATTAATGATATTTCCCGGACTGCCCTTTGGATCACCGGGAAATTCAAGTGACTCGCCATCCACAGTAAAATCCTCATTAGCAGGAACGCTCACTCCATCCATCTCTATATGTTCAGGACGTGAACGCTCGTCAATCGTCGAAATCCATATCTTCTCCTTATTACCCGGTAATTCATCGGCTCCGATTTTCACTCCTTCATTGGATGCAGCGACAACTTCCGTGCGTGCAATACGAAGAGCCTTCCATAAATCAATCTCTCCCTGTGATTTCTGAATCGCCCGCGCTATCTTATCCATCCCCCAGCCTTCGTTTATTCCTTTTTCAACCGCTCCTTTTGCTATCTTCTCAATATCTTTGTAATGCGTTGTAATAACTTCTGTTATTTTTTTACCTGTATTTGTTCGCACGTATTCCATTATAATTGGGATCCAATCATCTTCCTGTTTCGTTTCCAATTTCCCTTTAAATCCCTTAATCCTATCTTTTGCAAAAGCAACCCCGGTGCGGATATAAAACTTCTCATAATTACTTCTCACCAATTCCTCATCAATCTTAAATGTATTGACAGCCTGAATTATTTCTTCCGGCGTCGTCAGGTTTTTAAATGAAGTTATAAGTGCCTTCCTTATCTCCCCGTACATGCCCCGGAAAAGTCTGTCACCCATGCGTATAAAGGGTAATCGTTTTTTATTTATCTCCTGCCAGGTCATCTTCTTTTCTGTATTTCTTCATCTATCTTCTCAAATCCTGAATCCATGCCATAACCAAGCGGGACTTTCCCCATATCGGTCATCAGTATATCAGCATTTACATCTTTATAAGCATCGTAATTTGTTGCTGCACGTTTCTCGTTTGTTGTTACCCAATCCATTAACTGGTATGTCTTGGCAATCTTCTCAATATCATCTTGGAGTTCCGAAATAGCCATAATATCATAATCAACAAACCATTCCTCACCAAAAGCCTTCTGAATCATTACATTAAAGTTTTCCCGAAAACCATCCATATCAGGCATAACAGATAATGTCATCAATGACTTACGAGCTTCTTTCAGGTTATTAAGAGTCGAAGCATCAGAAGAAAGTAACGCAGGATGGATGCGGAAGAGATTACAAAATATCTCTTTATTATATTTCTTTGAATCTATAACACCCAAATCAACAGGCGTCTCCCCTATCTTCAAGTAATTCATTGGAGCTCGGTTAAAAGCAATATTACCCTCACCTGCCTTTGCCCTCTCCGTAGCCTTTTTTAATTTTTTAACTAATAAATCGGCTTGTTCTTTAGTAAATTCAATCTCTGTATTCTCTGTTCCTGTCAATATCCCCTTAACTCCTTCATTAGCGAATGACGCAGCCTCATTATTCACTGCTTCATTATCTGCATTTATCATTCTTACTGCCGAGACAAGAGGCGAGATGCCATAAAGCTGCCGTCCATCTGCATCCCATAATGGATTGAAATATTTCCAATGCAAAACTTTCTCTTTGTCAATAATCTTATCAAAAATATAATCACATCGATACCCGCCAATAGGATCAAGAAATGTACCCCCGACAATCTTTGTTCTATCCGCCGGAAGAAGATGAAGCTGAAGGATCTCACTGGTTGAATTATTATCAATATGATACATATAAGCATCACCTGTAACATCACGATAAACAAACATACCCTCAATGAGATCAGCAAATGTCATCCATGGATTAGGGTTCTTAATAAGATTAACTATACTGCCATTCTCTACCTCCTCCAATGATTGTTCTTTTAATACGAGAGTTTTATGAAGATCCAGATCCTTTCTTGTTATATTGCGATATTCCCTGAATTTCTGCGTATTCTTTATCTTATAAACGATCCATGGTACGCCCTTGGCTGCATTGGCCCTTAGTGAAATGATTGAAAATATGGTTGCATTATACAAATATGCTTTTGTGATATAATCATTCTTATTGACTATCGTGTTAATATTTTGATCCCGATTTACATATTTAAAAAGGATGCTTGAAAGTATCTTCCAGTCCTCATTTGTCAAAAGTACCGGTGCTTCTTTTTTGCGTAACCTCTGGAATATGTTCATATCACGAAGTTTTCTACATATATTCTTACTCTGAAATACATTAACATAATAAAATTATCAAGCCAATCAGGAGAACGTCCTATTAATTCTTTAATCTTCTCTTTCGGCAAAATACGGAGTTTATTATCTTTATCAGAATCATAAGTACGAAGCATTTGCAATTCCTCTCTAATCATTTCTATTTCCTTTTCAGGAAGATCACATTTTATCCATATATTAAAAGCAATTTCAGCAAGTTTATAACCGCATTCACATTTCAAATTTTGATAATTGGGGTTATATGGTTTACTATTGTTTACAAAACCTTTACACTTGAGATGATCAACAACTCCCCCACCTATTCCGTCTTCATCTACAATCACACTTGAGGCCGGGATACTATATTTATTTCTAAGCGAATCAATAAATATTTCTATTTCAGTTGTTTTTGATATTGCAAACGCTCGATATTCTATTAAAATAAGTTCATCCCAAACACTTATAATAGCCCTATCTGATCCATACCTGGCAATATCCGCTACAATTCGCTTTTCCCCACCCTTTACATGACTATTAGTAAACATGTCATTTATTGTCTCGGTACTAATCATTATTGCGGGATTATCTTCATAATCCCAATTCCCATTCATTAACCTCTCTTTGGTTGACTTGTCTTTTATCTGAATTAATTGTTTACCATATTCTTTTGCTGTATATGGATTATCAAAGTATAGACTTTGTATAAAAACTGTATCTGGAGGAAGGGTATTATTCTTGTTCGGCAAATAGAAATTAGAATATGTCCAGTTCTTCTTAGGATTACCTGTAAGCGCAAGTGTTGGATTTATATTATATTCTTTATTCAAGTGCCTCCCTATCCTTGTTTTTAAAACATCAAATGCAAGAAAATGTATTTCACCGCATTCTTCTATTGCTCCGTCTGAAAATTCGAGCGATCCAAATCTTTCATAAAGTGGATCTGAAGGCAAGTACTTTGCATCAATAAGATCAATTCGGGAACCATTAATAAATTCAATGTAATTATATTGACCATTTAACTTCCAGTCTGACTTCGGTATATTATGAAACTGACATACTTTGCACCAAGTTATGAATGTTGACTCCATTAGCCGCTTAAGTTCCTCCCGTGCAATAAATGATTTATAACCAGGGAAAAAGTAACAATTAACCAACCTTGTTTCGCATAACCACCAACTTTTACCACCACCGGCACCACCACCAAAAAAAACAACTGAATATTTTTTCAGTGCCTCCCATGCAAGATGTTGTTTGTATGTTGGCTTAATCGTGGGTTTCATCAGGTATTAAATAATTAAATCCAGTAATCCTTTCACCTTTTGAAGTTATGTCCGTCTTTTCTGAAAGTCCAAGTTCCCTGGCTATTATATTAGCATTTAAAAGTTCAGCGGCAGCACCCTCAAATTTTTGAGCAAAAAATAAATCCTTTATGTGCGTTATAATTTCCGAATACGCTTCCTGTTTTTCATACTCATACCATGTACTTGATGCCATATTACAGAATAAACAAAAACCATGAATTGTCATGGCTCTCATTTTTGGGACGCTCATTTTTATTCCTGTTCCAAATACTTTTAATTCATGAAGAGGATTCCTTTCACACCAAATTGCATATTCCTTAGCCTTATCTAAAATTTCATCAGGCTGATATCTTTTTGGTTTTTTCCAGTCATTAGCAAGTTTCCAATATTGATTATTCTTCGGTGCTGCCATTTAATTACTCATTGCTTTAATATTCAAAGGCATAAAAACAATAATAGCTCCTTTATAGAGCTTTATAAAACGGATTACAGGTTGCCGGTTCAAAATTTTACGGTGATCTGCAGGTAATGCCAATACATCAAATCTTGTAAACCATTCGGATCCTTCCGGTTCGTCAAAATAGTATTTCTGCTTTGTTGCGTTCATCTTAACCGGAATTTGTCATGTAACCATTTCCCAACTGCGATCCCAACCAGGATTATCAGAAGTCCGCCAAAAAGAATTAATTGTAAATTTGTATTCATTACCTCTTAGATAAAAGCGGAGAGAGTCCGATTCCCTGCTCCGCTTATAAACCAATCTAAAACCAAACCTATGAACCTAACCTGACTACAAAGATAGTCTGCTTATTCTTATTTAGACTAAATAAACCGAGGGAATTATTAATATAACACGAAAAGTTATTAACAATAAAAAAGCCTCTCAAATTAATGAGAGGCTACTTGATTAGACTTGACTTGACACGACGAGACGAGACAGGACGTGACTAGACCTGACTAACCCAACCGAACGTGATTATTTTATATTTTCCGGCAGCACAGGCAATGACTGTGTAGACCTTACTTCTTTAATAGAATGTTGTCCGCTTTTATAAGCAACCATTACAGCCCCCAAAAGAGAACCTACAAGCATAACTTGTTTTTGCTCTTGTGGTAGCATTTCCTTATAGAAATCTGTTGTTATAATATCTGTCACTTTCTTTGTTTTCTTTATTCCATGCTCGATTGTCCCCAGCGCCTTTATCTCATGACTCATTGCATCATCTTTACAAGCAAATCTAATGCCTAAACCGTGATTCTCTCCAGACAAAGGAGAATATAAGCGTTTCAGCTTTTTACAAGCTGTTCGTAAATACGATTTACCTCTAACATCCATTGTAACCTTTGTGTCTTTTTGGATTTGCGCATAGGTCAAATATTGACCATGTGGTATATCCTGTAAATAATTAATGATTGTTAAAGTTTCCTCTGAAATTTTTGCTATTGTTTTCATATTTTATAGTTTTAAAATAAACCTTGACTTACCAAGACTAAACCTGATATAACTCGACCTGCCCGGACGAACCACGTCCCGCCCCGACTCACCATATTTATTCATTCCATTCAATTTTCTTGACTTCAAACCTGCCATAATAACCGCACATGCGGGGACGGAATCTACCAATACCAATAAGATTCCCGGAAGTCTCCAAAACCTTTCTGAATACATCTTCTGTGATAATGTCATCCAGAATGTAATATTTAACTTTCCCTTCCCATTTATGAATTAGTGGAAATGATTTCATTACTCTTGTGGTTCCCCCACGTCTCCCATCGGAAGGGACATACACCTGTTCAGAGAGTATTGTATCTTTATAAGCATCTATTAACAGGGGTTCTGTTACCATAATCCCGGCTTCAAAGTTTTTCGTGTAAGTTGATTTACCTTTCCCTGGTATTTGAATATTCAAATATTTTGCAGCTTCTTTAATTGATACTGCAAATGACATCGGGGGAATAAATACCTGACCTGTCTCTGGAATAGTGTGAAGTTTTTCTCGCCATGTTCTGATCTCATAATCTCCTTTGCCCTCCTTGGGTTTCTCAGGAGTTAAATGATACCTGCCTTGTGAGTAAGGACTTGTGCTTTTCAATGTGCAAATTGCTGTTTTCATAGTTTTAATTTATTTGGTTAATTTGATTTAATCCCTGTCATTTTTTCAAATATTTCTCTTTGCAACTCTGATATATTCCTTAATAATTCTTCCTGCTGCTGATTAGTCATTAATTCCTTTTCTTTTTCTTTTGGAGACATATTATTCCAATGTTTCTTTGCATCTCTAAGCATCTTATCTATTTTATCCATAACTCTTAATTTATTTTTCAATTAACTCAAATTTCGTTATCCTTACAATCTCTGGTTTATAAATAATCTCCGGTTCCGCTGAATCAACGATATGAATTACTTCTGATTCGATTTTTATTACCGTTCCATAAGTCTTTATT